AGAATAACCATTATCAAATCTATATTGAGTTAATGATTCTTTGTAAGAATTTTCTTGATTAATAACTTTAACTACTTTACGAACTGTTTCAAGTTCAAGCATATCACCTGCACTTTTTGTGTGTGCAGTCATTACATAATTTTGTGAGCCTCTCATTAGTGAAATATCCTCCTTGCACCATTTTCTATAATGAAGTCAAGTTCGACTTCACCAATGATACCAAAACCATTTTTGAATCTAATAGAATCATTAAGTAGATTCCAATCCTGATCCTGTGTTGATTTAGCAAGAGCCAATTCAACAAGATCTAATTCAATCTCTACAGTTTGACCTGTAGCAAGATGTGTACCTATTAAACCATTAACCATGTAGCACCTCCATTTCTTCTAATCGCTTTTCGACCAATCTGTTGACTACAACATCTCTGTCAGTCATAGCAACTCTCATATCGAAAGATTCACACATGCCTGGTAGCATTTTACCGCCATCAAGCTCTCTTAGAATAGAACCCGTGTTCATTTCTAACACATCGGCCAAGATTTTCTCTTTGACCATTTCATTTTGTAAATTTGACATATTATCTCCTTATCAATTTATAGTTATATTATACCATAGTTGGGAGTAGTTGTAAACTGTTTTTGTGAAAATAATTGAAAATAGTTGACAGAAAAGTGTTGATCTTAAAAAAGGGGAGTATGAAACTCCCCCACGAATTGTCATTATGAAAGGTTATTATACTTCTTTTGCAATAAAAGTGTAAATACCGTAAGCAAGGGCTACCCAAGCTAATAAGTCGACTAAGCCACCTAAGAGTAGGTAAGATAATGATAGTCCGATGATCATACCACCGTCCCAAGATGTTCTTTCTGACCATCTTTCCATTAACCATGCTTTTGCGTTATTTAACATATTCATATATTTCTCCTTTATACTTTAAAGTCAGCAAACGAGTCATTACTTTCTCGTTCACCAAACTTGTTTATCGGCTTATCTGGTATCATGTCAGACATAATATCTGATTGAGCCGACTCCTCTACATCATATAGCTTCATGCGGGAACGATCTACACCAACCACAAATCTCTTGTATTTGGTTGGATCGTTATAACGATTTTTCAATTGTTTTACCATTATTTGGCCAAGTTCCTCAAGTTCCTCTGTTGAAATAAGAGCAAACATAAGATCCGCCGTTGCAGGTAAACCAAATGATTCAGATGTATCCTCAAGACCGACGTCAGTATTACTGAAACCAGACCTTGTAGTCTGAGTTGCCGATACTATAGGTACATTGAATTCCACAGCCAGTCCACGAAGTTCTTCCGCGATGGCTTTAATATAGGTATAACTATTTATACTTCCACCCATGCCACGCATGCGACTTGAGGCACAAATATTTAAATAGTCAATATAGATCATATCAGGACTAAAGTTCTTTTTGAGACGTAGCTCATTAAGTAAAGCTCTGAAATGACCTGTGTGAGCTGAGCCAGTAGGATATTCCTTAACAATAAGTTTACCCGTAGCAGCTTTCGCTATCTTACCAATCTTATCATCGAATACATGTTTAGATAATGATCCAAGAGATTCAATCGGCAAATTCATTAAGTTAGCATCGATTCTTTCAGCGATACGTTCTTCAGCCATTTCCATTGTAATGTACAAAACATTCTTTCCTTGATTAAGAACTGATGCTGCACAATGACACATGAACAATGACTTACCTACGCCAGTTCCGGCTAAGGCAATATTAAGTGTCTTATTAGGTAGACCACCTTTTGTTATTTTATTAAAATAATCTAAATCAAATGGTATACGATCTTCTTTTCTATTATAAAATTCAAACCTTTCGTCTGAGTTATCAATATAATCATGACCAATTGCTTCATCAAATGATACTCCAAGAGCTTCCGAAAGTATTTCAGGTATAGCACCTTCACTTCGTTCTTTGTCTTTACCATCAATGATTTGTATAGAATCCATGATAGCATTATAGACAGCTCTCTCTTTGCACCACTTTTCTGATTCATCAAGTAGATACTCTGTATCAATATCTGATTTTTCAGCAATTTCATTTACCAATCTTGATGCATTATTTAATACATCTTCAGGAGCATTGATCTTTTTAAGTTCAAGCTCTAAGATTTTTGATGTTGGTAATTTATTGTGTTTACTTACAAAGTTGACAATAAGATCGAATACCGTTTTATGTGTACCTTCAAAATATTCATTTTTTAAATATGGTACTACTCGTCTACAATAATCTTCGTTATTAAGAAGATGATTGAGTATGTGAGTCGGTAGTTGGTTCGTCATTAGCAATTCCTATTGTTGATAAATTATTTTCTTCAGCGTATTCCAAAGAATCCGTTATTATATATTGTAGTACAGCACCAAGATAATTTTTAAATGATTCATCTTCATCAAGTTCATCTACACTAAAATCTCCTGGATCTTTTACTGTATAATTAAAACTCAGTGTAGCCATATCAAGTGTTGGATCTTCTTTGATACCAACCTGTCCATAAACTACTATTACATCTTTCCATGTACCAGTTTTAAGAAGTACGCCACTTAATGGACTATTCTCATTCTCTACAATTGAGTAGTCTTTTTCGCTTACGTTATACATTATTCTTCTGTTTCAATATCAAGATCAATATCAATCATTGGTCTATGACCAACTGAATAATATGTTTTAACGAACTCTTTAAAGTCAGTATTTTCAAATATAGGCATCCAGAACTTTTTCTGTAGAGTATCTTTTTCTCTTACTTTAGGCTCTAGTATTTCTCCTGTCTTCATATCAACTGGAGCATACCAACCAACATTTGGTTTGACTACATATCCACCAGCCATTGCTACATCCAGCAATCCTGAGTATGGAGCAATACCACCTTCCCATGTTACTGAGATTGGCACTTTAGATTTTTCTTTTACAAACCTTGATTTTTCCACATTGATAACAAAATGATATCCTTGAATTTCTGTACCTTTTTTCTCTTGACGTCTTCCAATAATCCATATATTGTCTGATGAGTAATAGATACCTGTACCACCTGAAACAATTGCTTTAGGAAACAATCCGATTTCTTGATAGGTATGATTAACAGCAAGTAAAGGAACATTCTTCATAGTAAGATAAGGAGTTACCATTCTGAATAATCCTTTGAGTGCTTTAGCTCTTGACATATCAGCAACTGATTTTTCATTTAAAGCATCTTCTAATTCTTTCTTAGAAGCTAAGTTACCAATTGAATCAATTACAACAATAACTTTATCTCCTCTTTCAATGTTTTCAAGTTGACCTACTAAATCAAACTTTAATTCTTCAACATTTTGAATTGGTGTATGTAATACTCTTTCAGTATCGATACCAAACGATTCAAAATAAGATTGTGGTGAACCAAACTCTGAATCATAGAATAACATAACAGCATCTTCATGTTGTTTAAGATAGGCCGCACCCATCAATAAAGCAAATGAAGTTTTAAAATGTTTGGATGGACCAGCAAGAACTGTAAGTCCTGAAGTTAATCCTCCATCAATATCTCCTGATAACGCAACGTTGACCATTGGAACATCAGTGACAGTTATATCTTTTTCAGCAAAAAGTATTGACTTCGATAGAATAGAAGTCTCTTTTACTTTACTATTCTTTTTTAATTTATCCATTATAGACATATTATCTTCTCCTAGCCTTTAATGGCCTGTTATATGCATCATGCATACGTTGTAATTTGCGAGTCCTACTGATAGCTTCAGCTTTTTTGCGTTGCTTTCGCTGAGCTGGCTTTTCATAATACTGGCGTTCACGTACTTCTTGTACGATACCTGCTTTCTCACAGGCTTTTTTAAATTTTCTAAGACCAACGTCAAAGGGCATTTCCTTTTGAGGACGTTTGTCACGTGGGTTTCGATTAGGCCTTGGCCTTAAATCAATACTGGGCATATATTCTCCGTTTTTTATTTTTCATTGTATATATTATACCATAAAATCAGTGAGTTGTAAACTGTTTTTTTCATATTCATAGGTTCTTTTTTTGTTATCTTGTACTAAGAACTGAGTGTCTATTAACTCAAGGTTATTATTTAAATATTCCTTTACCATTCGAGCAGGATGTTCTGCTGTTGTGACTGGTACATTTTGGCATATGTGGTTTAACGATCTTTTTGCATCAAGCAATATAAAGTCAAATGGTAACTTCATAAGTGATAAAGCTTCTCGTACTGTTAAGTATCTATCTTCATCAGGATGAGTTAAGCATGTTGGCATATGACCGACAAAAGCTCCTATTTTATCTTTAGGAATCTCTGTTGTTTTTCTCATGATATTACCGCCAGCTTTCAGCTTATGATATTGTCTATCGCATTTCTTTGCTACATTCTCAAAACCGTTTGCTCTCATCCATTTAGCAACTTCTTTGTAAGTTGTTCTTTCTTCTATGTAATCCATAGGGTTAGTTGTCTTTTCTATTTTGTTTTGAAATTCACTATGAGATATACCACCCTCTAATTCTTCAAGTACATACTTATAATACGGCTCTTCTGATGGTTTCTTTTCATTACAAAGTATTTGACTCATAGGATCATCATCGCATCTTTTAACTTCTCTTATATCATCAGCAATCATAGTTGGTTTTTCTAATACATAATCAAAGAGTGGTACTTGATCTCCTTTCCAAAAGAAATAGAATGTACGATCTCTTACTTGACTAAGACCGTGAAGTATAGATTTTGTTTTAAAAATACTAAATGTATAACCATGTTCTTCTCCAATCTTTCTTAATCTTCGAACTACGGGTTCTCCCATCTTACTTGCTAACCTAGGAGCATTCTCTCCCCAAAAGACCTTTGGTTGAACCTCGCCAAGTACATATTCGGCAGACTTATACATCCATTCGTTCATAGGATTATTACTTGAAGCAGATGGACTAAGTGAGCTCAGCCCTGCACATGGGCATACAGTATTAATCACATCAACTTTTTCTGTGTAACTCGCTCCCTCTGAGAGGTTCAAATATGGGACCTTATGGTTATAATAATTGTTTATGTGAGATTCATTTGCTTGAAACCCATCAAACGTTAAGAAATACTTTGGCTTTTCTCCAAAGACATTCTCCATTGCTATTGTTTCTCCACCTATAAGTGGCACTATGCTAGCATAACTCATCCGAAAAATTCCTCTAATCCTTGTGGTTCTATTCCATTCCAATGTGGATAGAACTCTCTTGATAAATGTATTGATTGCGGCTTCTCCATATATTTAAAATCGAGTTTGCCTTCATCATTATATAGATATTTTGTCCATCTTATGATACCATATTC